CGAGGTCTTGAACCGGACCCAGCTTTGTAATCGGACCACCCTCTGCAGACGTGCCGTCATGTGTGTGGCCTGTGCTAGAATTAAACGCAGACTCTACCGCATCGAACTCACCATCGAGGTCCGAAGCATTGATGATGTTGCCATCTGCAATATTGTTACCAGTGTCGTTACGAGTGTAGCCCGTACCCATGTGTTATCTCCCTTTTAGCGTCTGCCATAAGTTCCGTATTCAAGCGTTAGAGCATCTAAAGAATACGGAGGATTTGTGGATTCTGATGTAAACACCAGTGACACAACAAACCCCGATCCTACGGTTTGACTGTCAAATAGACGCTTAATAGTTCCCCCGTAAGTTCCAGTTCCGAATACCGCTTCACCATAAAAAGCAAGCGCATCCGAACCGGATGTGTTGTTAAAAGTTATTTCTGCTGGTTGAATTACGTCTGCTTCTTCAAAATCGTACTTCAACGCAACATCTGTTGTCACGCTACCTTGAGGATCAGTATACAAAAACATACGATAAAATGTTTTTCGTATGCGTGGATCATTAATAGGAAGGAACGGAGTCGAAAAGGTTGCTGGGATAGCTGCCCCATCAAAACTGTTTGTTGACTCTAGTTTATATACGTAGCCATCACTGTGACCAAATACTACTAGTTCCGTTGATCCATCGTAGTTACTGTCTGCAACATGCGCTCGAATACCTCGTAATTCTGCCCAAGCAATACCCTGTTGAGTTTGTGTTCCTAAAATCCCCTGTGCAGCATCTCGTGTGATGTTAGTGTTAAAACCAAATAAACGATATTGACTTTTCTCTCTAATAACGATGCTTGAAAATGATGTATTACGATTTACAAAATTCGTAACTTCTGTTTGAATTGGCTTCGATACAGTGGCCAAATCAAAGTCACCAATCTTTTCCGTTGCACCTAGTGATCGAATCCCGTCTGGTCCTACAAAGAAAATATCTCCCGCGACTTCTTGGATTGTATCTGTTTGAGTGCAACCGATGTCCATCGTAATAGGCTGCAACTGAAAGTCTGCGATCGAATTACCTACTAGCCGCGATATGCGTCTCTCACTAAATATTATAAGCTGTTCTCTGAAAACAGTCAAGCCTGTAATGGCATTTCCACAATTTATTATACCGCCACCACTTGCAGCAGAAAAATCAGAATCCAAAAACGGTGCTGTAAATGAAAGGTTTGCGCCTTTTGCAAAAAATAGTTGATTTTTAAAGACAGCAACGTGGCTCGATCCAATCACATCACTTGGGGCCGCATCTAAAACTGTAAACGTACTGGTATCGTAATTAGCTGGTGCGTTTGCCCCATCGACAAGTACAATCTTCTCAGTGCCATTAAAATTGTAACGTGCAGAACGTACCTTCACCGTGCCATCACGGCTCGTTGAAAGAAATGTAATCGCAGCATTATCAGAAGGGCTGGATGCAAGAGCAGGATTGATGGCAAGAGTAGCACCCCCACTTGAAACCGTTGCATCACCCGTTACTGTATACACAAGGTCCACACCTGCAATCTTAAACACGTCACCAGCTTGGGGTGCTGCAGACAGGCCATCTACAACGAGGCTCGAACCTGTCTGACTCGCGCCGTTCACAAGAACGGTGCCATAATTTGGTACGTTTATGTGCGTGTACCCACTGCCTGTCGTACGAAATAGATCATCATTACGCGAAACAATTACCGAATCTTCCCAGCTTGCAATGCCGTTTATTAAGTGGCTTGTTGTCGTAGTAACAAAAGTAACAAGGGCTGCATTTACTGGGCTTGAAGCGAGGTTTGTTGTTAATGTGAGAGTAGCACGATTGTTTGTTGCGTTATACGACACTCCGCCTGTTGCGATTGTATAAGTGCCACTTACTCCTGCGATTGTTAGAGTATCTCCATCTTCTGGAGTTTTGTGAATATTACCAATAACAAGAGAGGTTCCAGTTTGACTGGCTCCGTGAACAACAGGGGAACCATAGGGCGGGACAATATTGCTATCGTACTTGTTAAAGCCTTCTATTCGACGATAACCGCCTTCAACAGACGGCTCAAAGTTACGCAACGTACGAGCCGACCCCGGAGCCTTCAAACCGTGCTGTAACGGAGAAAGATTTGTAATAAGTCCCCCTTGAAATTCAAGAGGGTATGTCTGCCAACGATCGGGCATACTACACTGCTCTCATATACACATTTTCATTCACAAGAAGAACTCGCATCTGCTTAACACCTTCGTCAAACTTGCGCTGAGATACGGATGCCATTTCTAAATTATCACGGAACATATACGCATAATACATTGCACCGTCAGTAATAACAAAACGGAAACGTTCCGGTATAGAAGGCACATCGCTGTTTAATACTAGATCGACAGGAAAGTTGAAGTATTCAAAGTCAACTTGATAGGCTTTGTCAGGCTGTGGTACGACACCAAACTCATTGTTTTGTGCGCGGAAAACATATTCTGGTACACCACCTTCGTCGATAGGCTGGTCTTCATGTTGAATAAAACGATCTACGTATTCGTCATATGAAAGCTGTTTGAGACGACGGGTTTCTCCCAAATCTAAAGTGTCATCTCTTCTTACACGAAAGGTATCAAAATCAACATACTTGGCTTCGTCTGGAATGTTGTAACGAACAACACCAGCAGTAAGCGTCTGCTCTTCGGAATTGTGATTAAATGGCCAACTAAAGTGCGATTGATTAATGTGTCGAATCGATGAATTTACCGCCTCTTTAATAGCGGAGTAAAAACCAGTTGCCGTTGAAAAGTTGCTCGTTGTCAATTGTGTCTCGTTCAAACGAACAGCCACATCGTTGCACAAACCCAAATAATCGTATGCCATTCGTTATCTGTCCCGTACTTTAAGTTTAATAGATCGTTTTGCTGTACTGCCTGTCGAATCAATAATCGTACAAAAGAATGTATACTCTCGGTTAACTACGCCACCACCAATATTAATTGTTGCAACAGTATTTGTGTTCGTCTGGCTTACATTCTGAATATTGTCTGTGGTTGCTGAACTGGATGCAGTCGTCAAAGTTTCCCCCGCAGCAAGAACTGTTTCTGTGGTATATGCAGAAGTTTTTACTGACCACGTTACAGAACTAATCGTTGCTGTATCTAGGAAGCGGGACCAGTCAACATTGTAGTCGAGGGTCTCGTCTGGGTCTTTAAAAGGCCACTTAAAAGCCATAGGGTTACTCCAAAACGTGAACGGTTCGTTCGCCTGTTGCTGGTAGTCTGTGTATACTTACTGTTCGAAAATCTTCTTCAACGTGAATGGTGCGTTCGAACGTGTCGGGGATCGAGTGTATTTTAACAATTCGAGGTTCAAAAATAACGTGGGCCGTGCGTTCTGCTGTAGTAGACATGTTACGCTGCTCTTGGTACGTAAATCATTCGTTTTGAACTAAACTGATCTCTCACTGCTTCGAAATCAAATACAACTGCCGTTTGGGTAGGTGTTCCAATCTGTCCTGTCCCGGCAACCCCAGAGACACCTGCAGTGGTGTCGAGCGTTACCCCGTTGACTGCCCCCGTAGCAGCCACACCCTGCACATCTTCTGCAACATTTGGCTTAACGGAACCAAGAGCAAGAGTTGCTCCTACACCTGTCAGTTCTTTAGTACCAGAAAGCCGTACTATGTTTACAGAACCGCTGGCGGATACGCCAGAAATCTTTTCCGTTACCTGCAACCCGACACTGTTAACTGCGCCTGTTGAAGATACGCCAGTTACCGAAATAGTAACTTGAGGTTCGACTGTGCCTATCGCACCCGTAGCCGAAACACCCGCAATACCCGCTGTGGTATTGAGAGTTAAAGTTCCGGTGCTGCCTGTTGCGGATACCCCGGAAACTTTTTCTGCAATGTTTACGCTGACAGCAGAGACTTGACCTGTACCCTCGACACCTGCCGAGATACGTTCAACAATGTCAATCTCAAAACCGTTTATCGCTACGGCTTCAACTGCACCCGTTGCAGATACACCTGTCAACGAGGCGGATATGTTTACAACACCGTACTTAGCTAGACCAAATGTACCAGTGCCATATCGTGCTGAGATAGCTATGAGGGCCATAGCCTACCCCCTTTACGCAATACGAATTACAGCGTTAGAAGCGTTAGCGGCGGGAAATTCAATC